CTGCTGCAAAATCAGGATCAGCGCCTTGATCTTTTTGATCCGCTCGCCGTATTCGCGGCCGATGGATTTCCTTTGCATCTCAAGCGTTGTGATCGCCCGCGATGCGCGCGAGGAGAAGCGCAAAGCCTCTAGCTCGCGCTGGTCATTTCCGGTGTTCGTTTCCATGTTGTGTTTCGTCCCCTGCGTCCGCCGCGTTTGCCGACCTGTGCGCCGAGCCGCTTGTGTTTCGCCCACGCGTGACCGCTGATGTTTTTCGGTTTGTTGTCTGTGCCGCGCACGCGTGGGGTTTCGGCCCGTGTGCGTTGCGTGTCAAGTCCCGAATTGGGCGGGATCGTAACTGCGCTCAAACGAACTTGATCGGCTCGCAAATCTCAATCAGCCGCCGAACCATCGGATCGCCTCGCACGCTCGAAGCTCCGCGCTCGGCAATGCCCTGCGCGTCGAGATTGGTCGTGACGTAGAGCGGCAAACGCTCGCTCACACGGATGTCGAGGAACCGCATAAACCACGACATCGCCCAGTCCGAGCGAGCGGTTTGAATCGCCTCTTGCCCGAGATCGTCGATGTAAACCACCGGCCTTCGCGCCGCCGCATCCACCCATCCCCGCGCATCGTCCCGCCCGTAGTTGAGGCATCCTTGCAACGTCGCGAACCAATCCCCCGCGTGAAAATACCGGATGTCGCGCGCCTCCTCGTGAGCCAGCCTGCGCATGAGCGACCACATCGAGCGCGTCTTGCCGCGTCCGGTCTTGCCAGTCAAGAGCAGCCCCTTGGCCCCGACCTGATGCGCCAGCACTCGCTCGATCTGCGCGCGGTTCGTTAGCATCGCGGCGTGGCCCCAGTCCGATTCCCGCATCGCCGGCGGAACCGCGGAATCGAAACGAGCGATTGCGTCGCGTTTGCGGGCCTCGGTGAGAAAAGCAAGGGTTGCGGCCTCACCGTCGAACGGAGTGGCCAAGAATCCCTCAGGAACGACGCCGGCGAGCAGGCTGGAGAGTTGTTGCGTGCTCATTTGCTCAAAATCCTCCATGCGAGTGCCGCCACGATTGGAACTTGTCCGTTGCCAGTGGCTTTAAGTCGGTCCACCCGAGCGGCCACCCCATGAGCCACTCGACCCACGTCGGGTTCAGATGCCCACCAATCTGATCGTTCAGATTCCGAGAGCGGTCGGGGTCGTCCCATCGGTCCGTCGATCCCGAGCGGAAGTCCCGCGCTTGGGGAGTCGCGTAGGTGTTGCTCTTGGTTGCCCCTCTCTCCGTTGCATAATCCAATCGGTCCCGGAGCGTGCCCGCCTTCCCGCTGCCCTTGTGGTCCGTAGCGCAAGGCGTCGGCCACATCTTCACCGCATCCATTAGCGCAGTCTGCACCGGCTTGCCCGTCTTGGCCGAGTGCGGCTTGCTCATTCCGTCCCAAGGCGAACCGTCCGCATTGGTCAGCTCCCCGCTGGCCGTCTGCTTGTTGGCTGATGGCGTAGGCCAGACTGCCACCGCCCAGCCGAGCTTGTTCGGCTTCTGCCGACCATCCCCCGAGCACGTCAGATTTATGTCGTTCCCCGCCTTGCAGACTGACGGCGTGGGCCACGATCCAGATTCGGTCCCGCTTATGCGGAGCGCCGGCATCGACTGCTCCGAGCACTCCCCACCGCGCATCATACCCCATTGCGGCCAAGTCTCCGAGAACACGTCCAAGCCCTCGAGAAGTGAGCATTGGGGAGTTCTCCACGAAGACGTAGCGTGGTCCCACCTCGTGAACGATTTGCGCCATGTGCGCCCACATTCCGCTGCGCTCTCCGTCGATTCCGGCGCCCTTGCCGGCTGCGCTGATGTCCTGACAGGGGAAGCCTCCAGACACCACGTCGACACGTCCGCGCCAAGGTCGTCCGTCAAAGGTTCGCACGTCATCCCAAATCGGGAAAGGCGGGAGAACGCCTTCATTCTGTCGGGCGATAAGTACGCTTGTGGGGTAGGCTTCCCACTCAACGGCGCAGACGGTCGTCCACCCGAGGAGTTTGCCGCCGAGTATGCCGCCACCAGCGCCTGCGAAAAGTGCCAGCTCATTCATTTGATCCTCCATTTTTCCATAGCGCGAGCAGGCTGGCCATCGGTTGCTCGGTCATTTCGCGTTCTCCTTGATCCCTGCGTCGATCGCGGCGCGCAAATCCACGCCGGAATGCCACACGCGCTCGCCTGCGACCGTGAGCAGTATTTGTCCCGAATCGAGCCGCGCCCGCTCCTTGGCGAGTTCGTGGCCGATCTTCACGACTCCACGGCAGTTGTCGTCGAAAGACTGCTCAAGGGCGGCGAGGTTACCCTCGGCGCGTTTGGCGCGGGCGCGGGCTGCATCGCGCTCGGTGGTGAGGGTGGCGAGTTCGGTTTCGAGTCGCTGCGAAAATTCGCGCAAAATGCGAGCGGTTTGGCCTGCGCTCATTTGCTGTCCGTCGAAGGTCCGAGACCATGCGGCGTCTGTACGGGGTGTGGGTGTGGGTGTGTTCATTTCGTTGTTGGGTTGTTGATGTTCGGATACTGCTGATAATCTGGGTCGAACGCGTCGGCGTATTCGGATCGCGGGGCGCCATTACTCAGCCAACTCTTAGGATCGTCGTCGTAACGTCCCCCGTTGAACCATGTAGCGGGATGCGGGATGAATCGAAGCTCGTCCTCAGGCCAGAGCGCGGTTGCGGCGGCGTAGGCCGTAGTCCGTTCGAGCAGATGCGCAGGTGTCTTGCCTTTCGCAATGGCTTTGGCAATCGCCTTGAGCGCGTCAACGGGCGCGACCTTGCGCGGATACGCCGAGTAGATCGCCTCACCAGCATCCGCATTAGCTTTTTCCTTTTCCTTTTCCTGTTCCATTTCTTGTATTGTCTTTGTCTTTGTATTGTCTTGAAGGCTTTGAAAGCCTTCCACGGTAGGCATTGAAAGCCTTTCCTTGAATGCTTCTTCAAGGGAAATGCCGTGTTTCTCTAATGCGGAAAAGACGGGCTTGTGCGGTTTGCAATCGTGCGAGAGCTTGCCGTACTGGTAGCGAACGAACTTATGCAGCCAAAGCTTTCCGTTGGGTAGCTTGAGCAGTTGCCTGGAAAGCGCCGTCAGGTCCTTTGCGGATGATTTGATGCCGATTTGAAACTCGGCAAACTCGTGGTCGAAGTCTATGACGCCTGATTGGTCGCAGTTGTCTAAGAGGTAGAACCAAAGCAGCTTTTGCGCTGGCGTTAGCTTTCGGAACCAAGGGTCGCGCCACTTCTCGGTTTCGGTGAATCGCTTGCTCATTTTGCGTCCTTTCGTGCGTGAGCGTTTGCAGCGTTACGACGAGCGCGCCAATCGATTAATTGTTTTTCACATGAACTCCCTTTGGTTTTCGTCAGCAACTGAACCGCAGACAATCCCCAAGAGATGAATGAATCATATCCGTCTTGCTTCAATTTTACGTCGATAGCGTCAATCGGCATATGAGCCATTGTGGCGTGAAATGCTTCTTTCGCGAACTGCTCAACTTGTCCGCGCCTTTCGTGACACGGAGAGCAAAGCGTAAGAAGAAATATGTCCCGAGTCATCCACGGCCCGCCCTTTTCATAATAGCAATGGTGCACCTGAAGCGTGCTCTTTTCATCCCCGCAGTCGCGGCAAGCGAACCCATCGCGCTGCATGACGCAAAGCCGCTTTTTCTGCCATCGAGGATCGCGTAACTTCTCCGAGTAACTAGTCTGTTTGGTATTCATAAAACAAAAAGTCCGTCAGCCCACGCGGTAAGAAATTGGCGACGAAACACGCCTCGCGCAGACTGACGGACAAAGTTCTATTGATAATTTCATCTTAGGCTTCTTACGACCTGTTTCAACTCTCTCAGATTCCGCCCCCGCTGTAAACTCAAATCCCGAGCGTCGAGATCGACACCGAGCACCCTTGCTCTGCGCCGACCGCCCAGAACTTGTGAACGGTCAGGCTCACGACCTGTGAGTCGTCCCGCCAGACGCAGCCGCTCCGCGTGATCTGGTCGAGACAGAGCTTCGCAAGGTTGTCCACGTCGGGCTTGCCAACATGAGCCACCGGCGCGCTCGCCTTGAGCCCCTTGGCCCCGCTGTGCGACTTGGGTCTCGGCATTGCGAAGTTGAGCGATACCGAGACCGGCCCCAGCGTGAGCTCCCATCGGGTCTGCGTCGCCATTTCAAGCAGGGCGATCTGCACCGCGCGCTTCCACTCATCCGCCACGTCGCTGTCGTAAAACCTCGCGACGTGCACCGCGCCCATCTTCCGCGCGAACGCTCGCGGCCGCGGCTGGCCCTTCGGCTCGCCGGTGACTTGGAATGTGAGCGTGCTCATTTGGCGTTCATCCATTCCCTCGCGATGAGCCCCGACCTGCGAGCGTGCAGATGCGTTATCTCCTCGTCGGTGATGTAGTGTCGATGCAACCCCGCGCGCTTCGCCCGCTCGCTCACCGTCCCACGGCTCATTCTTAGGGCCATTGCGATCGTTTTAACGGGCATAAACTGCGCGAGCATTGCGTCGCACTGGATTCGCCGTCCCTCGGCTTGTTTTCGTTTGTTCATTTGGTTTTGGTCTTGAATCGTCCGTCCTTCTCGCGTCGGAGCTTCTCCCGCTTTTCGCCGGCAAGAAAGCTCTCGACCCATTGCTCGTCTCGCCCGCGCTTGTGCCCGCGCAGCGAGCCGATGATGTAACCGATCAGCCCGCCGCTCGCGAATGTCGCGGCGAGGATTAGTGCGTCAGGGATCATCGTCGTCCTTTCCGAAGAGCAGCGGCCACGTCACGAAGAGCAGCGCGAGCACGAGCGCGAAAATCACCAGGTCTGTGATGCGGTTCATTCGGTCCCTCCATACCACTTCGGCAGTCCGATTTCGCGGAGGTCGTTCGGGAGGTTGGGCCATTGCTCGCTCTTAATGCAGTTCTGAAGGCGTAGCAAGTCCGTGATCGTCTCGTCGTGGCCGCGTGCCGTAGCTGCGTCACTGAGCCGATAAACCGCAACGCCGTAGGGCTCGACCTTCTCGACAGCGATGAAGTAGAAATCAAACACCGGCGACCCGATGATTTCAGTGATGAGCGGAAGATAGAACCCCGCTTGCCGATGGTATCCGAATGAGAAGCACGCGCGCTCGAAGTTGCGGAACGCGTCGGAGTCCAAGCTCTCGACCGTCTTGAGGTCCGCGACGTAAGGGCGCCCGCCGCTCAACTCGCAGCCCGCTGGATTGAACCAATCGGTGCGGCATTGGAGTGCGAGCGAGCCACTCGGCTGAACTCGCCAGCTCAACTCGGGCTGGCCTGCGGCGAGGAGCTGCGAGGCGAGCGGGTGATGTTGCACCGCCGCCTTCATTTCCTCAACGTCGCCCGCCTCGTCTTTGGCGATGATGACCTTGCCCACGTTGGCCGACTCAAACTCAGCGAACGCGGCCTTGCCGTCCTTCGTCCGCCGGTCGATGCCGTCCGGTCGCAGAGCGTAGCGTTGCCAGAATTGATCGGGTTCCAGCACCGCGCAATGCGCCGCGGAGCCGATTCGAAACGCCTCGGTCGTTTCCGGTCGCGCCACGGTGCGCGCGATGAACCGGCGATAGTAGGAGATGGGGCGGCGGCGGAATAGCTCTAGCTTCGAGTGCGAGATCGCTTCGTTGCTGTGATACTGCTCGTTGGTTTCGATCTTCATTTCGCGTCCTCCACGAGCCCGAGCTTCGACTGCAATGGGTCCACCATCGCCTCGCTCTCGTCCTTGTAGCGCACCGACCAGCCGATCTTCACGACCACTTTCGGCGCGAGTGAGAGCGCGTCCCACTCGACGGCAAACGTCGCCTTGGCTTTTGGTTCCGTCTGCATCTCGTCATCGACGAAGCTCTCTTCGGCAGCTCGTGCGATTGCCACGAAATGCGTTTCGAGTAGCGACCGAAACTGCTCGGTGGCGTTATTAATCACTGCTTGGTTTTTGATTTCCCCGGCGTTCATGCGGCACCCCCTTGCGTGAGCGCAGCGGTCAGCCCGCCGCTCATCTTCTCGGACAGTGGCGTCACGTTCCGCTCCTCGGGAAAGTCGCGGACCTCCTCGACGGTGCGCAGACCTTTGAGCACGTCGCCGAACACGTCGCGGAGCACGAATCCTCGCGCGCGGAACTTGAGCATCCGTCGCGGGTAGTCCGTCCACGGACCCGACTTCCCCCAGAGCTTCGCGGCCTTCGCGTCGCCGATCGTGAACGTCTCGCAGCCTTTCGAGCCGTCGCGACGTGTAGCGGTTACCTTGATACCGAATGAGTCCTTGCCGGCCTCGCCGACCTCTTCCTCGGCGAAGGATTCGAGCAGGCCGCTTGCACGCACGAGAGCGAGCGCGGCGTCCCCGTAGATCGCCGGTCTGCCGTTGATAACTGCTGTGTTTTGGAGTGCCGCCATCGGCGTCAAGCCGAGTTCCGCGCCGAGCTGAATCGCGACGAGAACGGCTTCCGGTTTTTCCATTCCTCGCGGCGCGAAGCCCGAGGCGACGATTGCGTTGGCGAATCGGAATGCATCTTCGAGGCTCGCGAGCTTCACGCCTTGCGCGCCGTAGTTGATGAGAGGCTTTTGGGCCGGTGTCGTGACGCTTTTCGGCGCCTCGATCACTGCGGTTGATGTGACTGTCGGTGTGTTTTCTGCGGTGTTCATTTTTTACGGATGGTTGTTCTGTGTTGTGTGTCTGCTAGCTGCCCGCCGAGGTTGTGTTCCCTCGGCGGGTTTTTGCTGTCAGAAAGGAACGTGCTCCTCGTTGACGCTCATAATGGTCGTCACTTCGGAGTCGGCGGGAATTTTTGTGGGTTCGTTAACAGCGGGAATCGTCCCGCGCTTCTGATGGATGATCGTCCGCGCCGCGTTGCGCAGCAGCACGTCTTCAGGTCGCGGCGGAAACGGCTTTCCGTTGTTCCCGATGCGCGGCTCGGGCTCCTGTGCATACCATGCGACTGAGCGTTCGCTCAGTGATGAGAGCGCGACCCCCTTGTTCTTTCCGAAGTGCACCTGCACGTTGCCAGCGTCGGCGATGATTTCGGTGGGCATCGGCACTTCGTCGGAGCGCGCTGGTGCAGGCTTTGCAGCCGGTGCCCCCGATGCGTAGGGCCGAGCTTCGAGGGCTTCGCGGATGCGGATGAGCTCCGCGTGGATGAGTTCTAGGTTCATGGTGTGGCCTTTCTTTTTTTGAGGACTTCAGCGTACTCGGAAACGGTAACGTATTCCTTCCGCATTTTCGTGTTGCTGATGATTTTCGAGACCGCGCCCGGAGTCATGCCGACCTCGTAGGCGATCTCCTTTGTAGATACGCCTTCGAGCACTCGTTGGATAACGAGAGGAGCCATCGGCGATGTTGGTCGGCTCAAGGTGTGGCCTCCACGAGCGTCGCGCCGAGCTTCGCCGCTGACTCTCGCAGCGCCGCGAGCTCACGGTTGCGCTCGTTGCCTTGAGTCACCGCCTGCACCTTTGCGATTTCAATCGCGCGCTCAAGCGTGTCGGCCTGCGCGCACTCCCAGCGCCACTTCCCGCGATTCATGAGGTCTCCGAACGTAATTAGATAATCCCATTTTGGTCCTGAGTTGATCGGCGAGAGTATGACTCGCCGCGAGATCGTCACCTCGGTCTGATTGCTGGTGATGGTCCGCAGGTCTTGCGCGGCCCAGAGCATTTCGTTTTCCGTGTCGTTGTTGTCGTCGTTCATTGTCGTGTTGTCGTTGTGTTGTGTTGCTGATTGTGACCGCGTATTTTCGCACGCGCACGGTCGCGCTCGTTGGCCTTGGTGCTCGGGTGGCGCCGAAAGTTATTTGGTGAGCCGTGCGACCTTGTCGCCGTAGCTCACGGTTGCGGTCTTTGTCGCTCCCTTTGGCCCGCCATTGTGAATCCTCGCCAGCGTGGTCACGTCGCCCGCCGCCCACGCCTGCGGTGCGTAGCGTTGAAGGTAGGCAGTTACGACCCGCTTCGAGTAGTCGAGATCGGCGCATCGCGAGTAGTCCCCGCCGATGCGAGCGTCAGCGTGATAGGCGCGGTGAATCTGTAAGGGTCCGAGCGCGCGGCCGCCGTCACCGATGATCGGTCCGGTGCGCCCCGAGGTCTCGACGATGTGGAGCGCGCGGAAGAAGGAGTCAGGCGGCGCGGCCTGCGCGGTGGCGCAGAGCGCGAGGAGGAGGAGTGCGGATTTCATTTTGTTCCGATGTAAATGATTTGGCAGATGCAGCGGTCTGGATTCGTGCGGAGAATCGACATTGCTGCGGCATCGGCGAAGGCTTTGCTTTCGCACTCGATCTTGAGCATCATTCGATTGCTTGATTTGAGTCTCACGACAAGGAGGTGCGTGGATTTCATTTTGCGAGCTTTGAGGCGTTGCGCTTTGCGGTTGCGACCTGCTTTGCGGTGCAGCCCGCGCCGATGCTTTCGGCGAGAGCGATTGCACGGTCGGCGCGTGCTTGGTCGGGCGCGGTGAGCGCGAGGACCAGAGCGTGGGTGAGGGTGGCGGTGGAGTTCATGCGCGGAAGATCGGAGCCATCGAGTATTTGCCGAGCGCGTAAACGTATTCACCTTGATCGTCGGTCATCACCTTCTTGCGGCTTACGTTACCCTGCGCTTTGACGGTGACGAAGGAGCCTTTGCGCTCGATCACTTCCACCGAGAAGATGCAGTCCCAATCGCAAATGCTGCGGGCTTTGAGGATTTGTCCTGTTTTAATCGTGTTGGTCATTTTGTGTTTTTCGTCTCGGGGTTAATTCCCTCCGACGTGCAAACTCAAAACTATCCCCGACCCGATGTAAACAAAATTGCGTATTTTGTCCTCCTGCTTTTCTAATCCGTTGCAGTTGCGCGAGTTAAAACAAATCAAATGTTGGCGACGGATTCGGAATCCGTGCAAAAGAAAGCCCGCGACACGGTGAATCCGCTCGCGGGCTTGCGGTTAGCCTCAGCCCTCACCGCCGCATGGTGATTCGAGGAGAGCAAAATCCGCAGCGGTGGCAAGGCGTAATTTCGCGGCCCCTGCTCGTATCCGCTTCGGTCATACATCGAGCGCGTCCGAAAACAAAGCGTCGCCGAAATCCGAGACCATCGGCTCGGCCTTCGCTGCGCGGTAGAAATTAGCCATCGTGTCGGCGTCCGGTGCCGCGCTGGAAAAGTACCGGTCGAACGCGTCGCCGGTCACGCGCAACTTCGCGATCCACGGCGTCAGCGGGTCTTTGCCTGAGTGCGCCGCCGCCGAGTCCACGAACAGCGAGAACAGCCCGACGGCCTCGCGCGTCATCCGGTCCACGCGATATGTGATGAGCCGCGTGTAGTTGCCCTGAGCGCCAGAGCGGAGCGTGAATGATTTTTGGAAGGCCATGTTAGGTGTAGTCGGTGAAGCGTGCCGAGAGTCGAAGGTTTCCCGAGGCGAGCGTCCCGCCGTCGTTGCGATAGATTTTGATGACTGCGGTTGTCGATGTCGAGCCTGCCGCCTGCGAGTCGTAGAAACCCTGATACAAAACGTCCTCGACTGCAATTAGACCGTCGTCTGGCTTCGTGTTGAATCCACGGTTCGTCAGCGAGATACTCAGGTCGTAGGTCGTAGCCCCTCCCGTGATCGCGAAGACGTCGTTGATTTCATACACGACGTTGACCTGTCGCGTGGATGAGCCGCCTCCGGTTTTGATTCCGGTGGTGGTTATGTCATCCGCGTTCTGCGTTATCATCGTTGCGGCAGGAATCGCAGCGTATGAAAACATATTCAGTCCCGTGTAAACTGCTGTCGATGCGACGTTGCTTAAATTTACTGTTCGCACCCATAAATACGCATTTGCAACAGCGGTGGTGTAGTAAAAAAACTGCACTTCACTTTCATTGATACGATATGAAAATGAAACTGGAGCTGTGACATTAGATGAAGAACCCTCAAACTCCATGTACGCAACGTCGCGCGATGTGCTACGCGTAAATCGAACCGTTGCCGCCAGCATCTGAGACGTATTGAATACCCTAGGCGGAATCAAATTTGTAGCACTTGGAGCCTCTGCCGTGAATCCAGTTGGGTTTGCCGAAGCCGTTGTGTTGCTCGGCGCTGCCTGACTCAGCGGGGTCGAGATCGCGGAGATCGCGCCAGAAAATGAAATCCCGCGCGCGGCGAACTGGTAGGATTCGCCAACGGTCAGATCGTCAATCGACACCGCATAGGACACCGACGACGCAATTTGATTCGCGACGATGTAATCACTCGCGCCCGTGCGCCGGTAAAGCACGTCAAGAGCGACCGCACCGGACGGCAGCGGAGGAGCCGTAAGCGAGACGCGCGAGAAGCTCGTTCCGTCCGTTGAAACGTAAACCGTCGTGCTGATGAGCGTCGGAGCGTTCGGTGTGCTCGGTGCAGTCGGGTCGATAGGCCCAGCGGTGATGACGACCGGCGTCGCGGAAACGTAGTTGGTGAAGTTCGACACGTTCTCCACGGTGTCGTAAGCGTTCAGCCAATAATAATACGTCGTCCCGATCGTGACATCGGTGTCCACGAATCGCGACGCGCGCACCTCGGCGATCTTCACGGCAGAAGCGGTGACGGGAGACGTGAACCGATAGATTCCATACTCCGAAAAGTCGGGCTCGGTGTTGTCGTTCCAGTCGAGAGAGACGGCGCGGCCGGTGCCGACGACGGCGCTGAGGCCGGTCGGGACGCTTGGGGCGGTGGTGTCCTTCGATACGCCAGTCTGCGCGGTCAGGTAGCTCGTGGAGACGTTGAAGTACGACTCGCCAAAGATGCGCACGTCATACGTCAGCCCGATTTTTACGTCGCTCGAAATGAAGTCGCGCGTCTGGTCGCCTGCGACGCGTGACCATGTGAGATAAGTCGCCGACGTGCTTTCCTTGTATTCGATTCCAACTACGCCGCCCGACTGAATAAACGCCTCGGCGGGCGCGGTCCACGCAACGAGGATGCGCGGCAATGCTGTGCCGTCGGCTTGGATGAGCTGCGTAGTGCCGTCTGCGGTAAGCGTTAGATTCGTCGGCGCGCTGAGGTCGTAAGGGTCCGGCAGCGTCGTGTTCGGTGAGTCCGGCACCGCCACCTCGTCGGCCACGGTCCAATCGTAAACGGTCGAATCCGTCTCGCGCATCGTCATCTCGACACCGATGTTCGGCGGATTTCCATCGGTTGTGAAATGCCACTCCATCACCTCGAACACCTTTGAGGACCATCCGAGTTTTGCGTTGGTGATCATCACCGTGTCACCCGCACGGACCTGCATCGCCTCAAGTCGGAAGCGTGCCGTGAAGGTGATTTCCTCGCGCGCTCGGCGAAGCTCGATGACCGCGAGACGCTGCGCGCAAGACGAGGAGGTCGTGAACGGCAGCACCACGTCGCGCCAGTAGCGCACGCTGTTGTCGGCCGTGTAGTAGGCCGATGGCGCAATCG